GATGCCGCTGACGATGTTGCTGCCGATCTCCGCCATCTTGCTCGGCAGGCTGCTGAGCCCGTTGACGATGGAGTTGAACAGCTGGGTCGCCGCTGCGGCGCCCTTCTGGGCCAGCTGTGTGCCCCAGGTGACGACCTTCTGGGCCGCCTGGCTCAGATAGTCCCAGACCTTGCCCGGGAGCTGCTGGAGCGTGCTGGAGACCTTGCTGAGCATATTGCTCGCTGCGGTCGAAGCGTTGGAGACCATCTGCTGGCCCCAGGCGATGACCTTGTTCACCGCATTGACCAGGTGCGTCCAGATCTTGCCAGGGAGTTCCTGGATGATGCCGCTGACCTTGCTGAGCATATTGCTCATGGCCATGGAGGCATTGCTGAGCATCTGCTGGCCCCACTCGACGAGGTCCGTCACGATCTCGGCGAAGACTTCACCGATCAGACCGGGAAGCTCGGCCAGCACGTCAATGATGGCCGCGACGATGTCCGGCACGGCCTCCGCCAGCTCGACCACGATGACTGGGATGGCTTCGATCAGGGCCCCCAGGAGCTTGATGCCAGCCTTCGCGATCTGGGGTGCTGCGGCGATCAGAGCCGTCACGGTGGCCCTGATGATCTGAGGCAGGGCGTCCACCAGCGCGTCGATGATGACAGGCAGGGCGTCCACCAGTGCCATCAGGAGCTCGATGCCGGCGTCAATGATTTGCGGGACGGCCGAGATCAGGAACTCCACGATGGAGCTGATGACCTCCGGCAGTGCTTCGATCAGTACGGGAAGCGCCGCAAGGATGCCCTGAGCCAGACCGAGGATCAGCTCCAGCGCGCAGTCGAGGATTGCGGGCAGTTGGTCCAGGAGTGAGGTCACAACGTAGCTGATCAGCTCGATCAGCGCAGGCAGAAGCGACGGCAGCATGGAGCTGATGCCATTCACGATGCCGGTGAAAATTGTGACAAGAGTGTCCAGGAGAGAGCCCAGTCCGTCGCCTTCGATGAAGCCCGTGATCATCTGGACGACCTTGTCAGCTGTTCCGGCGAAGTCGAAGTCCAGGACCGCGTCCTGGAGCTGCTTCAGGACGCTCTGGCCTGCTGAGAGCACGGCCGGAACGATGGCAGCCACCAGACCCGGAATCTGTGCAATAATAGCGCCGCCGAGCGCTGGAAGCGTCTCAGCGAAGCGCGGAATGATCTCGGCGAGGTTCTTGACGATATTGTCCGCTGCCGTGGCGAAGGCGTCCGCCAGCTGGTCCGCGTCGCCGGATCCGTTCATGAAGTTGTCCCAGGCAGCCTTGGCCGAAGCCATGGAGCCCTCCAGCGTACTCGCGGCCTCTTTGGCCGTGGTGCCGGTGATCCCCATCTCCTCCTGGACCGCGTGGATCGCCTGGTAGACGTCGTTCAGGTTGTTAATGTCATACTTGACGCCGGTCAGCTTTTCAGCATCAGCCAGGAGGCGCTCCATCTCGGTCTTGGTGCCGCCGTAGCCGAGCTTCAGGTTGTCCAGCATCGTGTAATTCTGTTTCGCGAAGCCCTGGTAGGCGTTCTGGATCATGTCCATGGACGTCCCCATCTTGTTCGCGTTGTCGGCCATGTCGATGATGGCCATGTCGGCCACTTTGGCCGCTTCCTCGGTATTTCCGCCGAGGGACTGGAGCAGGGACGCCGAGAAGCTCGTGACCGTGCTCATGTAGTCATTGGCAGACATGCCCGCCGTCTGGTAGGCCCGATCTGCCGACGCGATGACCGCGTCAGCTGCATCGCCGAAGAGCGTCTCCACGCCTCCGACGTTCTGCTCCAGTTGCCCCACACTGTCGAGAGCTGACTTGCCGAGATTGGCCAGAGCATCAACTGCTCTGGTCATCATCTGGCCGGTGAATACGCCCAGCGCCTGCTGAGCGACGCTCGCGACCTTGCCCATGCCGGACTGTAGGCCGCCAGTGTCCAGGCTTGTATCAAATTTCAGAGTCCCGTCTGATGCCATGACCTTCTCCTCCTGTCAAAAGGACGGCAGGGTTGCCGCCGTTCATGAGTAGAGAGTTCAGGTCACTTTCAAGCTGCTGCCGGTCAGCCGACTGAGGGAGCGCATAGACGCGCTTCAGGTGCTCATAATGCTGCCGTTGCTCCTTGGACGCCTTGGCCGGGATCTTCATCGTGCGGTAGCCGATGATTTTGACCAGCTGAGTCTCTTCAGGGAGCGATCGAAAAAGCGCTCGAAACTGCCACCAGTGGAGGGGATGCCGCGCCAGATCCAGGCCGTAGGCCTGCATAAACGCGGAGTAAATATAGTCGGCGTCGTACTCGTAGGAAAAAGGCGGATCCTTGTCGCTGCTGTCCGTGGCGTCTTCTTCCGTCGTCTCAGCGGGATCCGTGCCGCAGCGATAAAACCAGATCATTTTGCTGATCGCCTCGTCGAGCACGTCGCCATCGAAGACGACGCCCGGGAAGTAGAGATCCAGCGCGGTCCTGAGTTTCTCCAGGTCATCGAGCTGGCCGTCTTGCAGGACTTCCTCGAACAGGATCCCCGTGCGGAAGTCCGTGGTGATCGGGACCAGCTGGCCCGCGATCTCGACCTCCTCAGGCAGGCCGTCGATCAGAAGGTTCAGTGTCTTT